AATTTCTCGCAGTTTTAAAGATATTAGTTTGTCTTTTGCGAGACATCCAGTTACAAATGATGTAACCATTCTCAAAAATGAGGATGCAATCAAAAGATCTGTCATAAATTTGGTTAGAACTCGCATCAATGAAAGATTTTTTAATAGTTTGTTGGGTTCTTCTGTGGATAATTCATTATTTGAACTCCAATCTTCTGGTGTATCTTCATTTTTACAAGAAGAAATCACATCACTTCTCGAAAACTTTGAACCTAGAATCAAATTAAGAAGTGTTGCGATTGATGTCCCAGAAGATTCTAATGATTTAGATATTAGTATTTCTTATGATATTGTTGGTTTACCATTTCCAACTCAGAATATAGAATTTATCCTACAACCAACTAGAGTATAATGGCATTTAATCAGTTTACCAACTTAGATTTTGGTGATTTGCGAACTCAGATTAAAGACTACCTGAGAACAAATTCCAATTTTACTGATTTTGATTTTGAAGGGTCTAATTTTTCGGTCCTGATTGATATACTTGCATACAATAGTTACATTACATCATACAATACTAATATGGCTATCAATGAGTCATTCATTGATAGCTCCACATTGAGAGAGAATGTAGTTTCTTTAGCAAGAAATATTGGTTATGTGCCAAGATCTGTTAAATCCGCAAAGGCAAAGATTAGTTTTAGTGTAGATGTTAGTAATATTAATACAAGATTAGTAAAATTGAATGCTGGCGTAGTTGCTTTGGGGTCAGTCCAAGGCGGAAATTATATTTTTTCAATTCCTGAAGATATTTCAGCAACACCAAATCAAAATGGAATCGCAATATTTGATAATGTCGAGATTTATGAAGGAACATTTTTAAACAAGACGTTTAATGTAGATAATTCGCAAACAAATGCAAAATACATCTTACCAAATACAAATATTGACACTTCAACAGTTAGAGTTTCTGTTACTGGCACCACAACAGAGAAATATGAACTATATACAAATATTTTTGCAGTAGAACCAAACTCAAAAATCTTTTTAATTCAAGAAATTGATGATGAAAAGTATCAAATTTTGTTTGGTGATAATATTTTTGGAAAAAATCCAGACAATGGCAGTAAAATTACTGTATCATACATCATAACAAATGGAATTGATGGTAATGGTGGTGCAAATTTCACATTTTCTGGCAATTTATCCTATATTGAGAATGGAATTGCCAAACCAGTCACTTCCGGTATATCCCTTCTTACTACCCTACAATCGTCTGAAAACGGTGATGGCATCGAATCTATAGATACCATCAAATATCTTGCCCCAAGGGTCTACGCATCGCAATACAGGGCAGTTACGTCTAATGATTATACGAGTTTAATTCCATTTTTATATTCAAATGTTGATTCGGTAAGTGCATATGGTGGAGAAGAACTTGATCCTCCACAATATGGAAAAGTTTACATTACAATTAAACCAAAAAATGGAGAGACTCTTTCCGATATCACAAAAAATTCAATCAAAAATGATTTAAAGAAGTATACAGTAGCAGGAATCAAGCAAGAATTTATTGATTTGAAATATTTGTATGTTGAATACAATTCAACAGTATCATATAATCCAAGTTTTATACCAAATAAAGAAAATCTTTATACAAGAATTCAATCAACAATTAATTCATATTCAAAATCTTCTGATATTAACTCCTTTGGCGGAAGGATTAAATATAGTAAGATAATTTCATTAATTGATAATGTGGATAAGGGAATAACTTCAAATATTACTCTCTTAAAAATGAGAAGAAACCTTTCTCCTGCATACAATGTACTTGCTAACTATGAATTATGTTTTGTAAATAAATTTCACGCAGATGTTTATGGATTTAATATCCGTTCGACACCATTCAAAATAAGTGGAGTGGATAACGATATATATTTGACTGATCTCCCGGATGATTCCGCAGGAAAAACAGGAAAAATTAAATTTTTCACTTTAATTAATGGATCTCCAAATTTTATCAATAATAATGCCGGAACAGTAAACTACGAAAAAGGAGAAATTATATTATATCCCGTAACTATTACATCTACAACATCTTCTGTTGGAATTGAGATTGAAGTTGTTCCAGATTCTAATGACATTATTGCAAAAGAAAATATTTACATTGTCCTAGATACTACAAGTAATAGTTTACTAAATCTTATAGAAGATCCTATATCTTCCGGATCTAATAAATCTGGAAATTCTTACGTTCCACCTTCTAGTTTTACAAGTAATAAAAAGTATACGAGATAAAGATGCCAGAAAACAAAGTTAAAATTTCAAATATTGTTGAGAATCAAATTCCGGAGTTTCTCAATGAAGAAAATCCTTTATTTAAAGAATTTTTAAATCAATACTATATTTCTCAAGAATTTGATTATTCTATTGTAAATCTAGCAGAAAATATTCCTTCATATAAACATATTGATACTTATAGAAACGTCGGATTGTCCACAATTTCTATAAGTTTGACATCTAATATATTGGCGTTTGAGGATACAATTAATGTAACTACAACTATTGGATTTCCTTCAAAATATGGATTATTGAAGGTTGACGATGAAATTATAACTTATACTGGAATTACAACAAATTCCTTTACTGGTTGTATTCGTGGATTTAGTGGCATTACCCAAATTGAAAGTGAAGGCAATCCAGAGTTTTTAACTTTTAGTTCAACTGATGCACAAGAGCATTCATCTGGATCTTTAGTTAGTAATTTGAGTTTCATATTTGTTCAAGAATTTTTTAAAAAATACAAATATCAATTTTTACCTGGATTCGAAAATAAAACTTTTATTTCTGGAGTATCTATTGAAAATATTTTATCTAAAGCAAAAGATTTTTATAGATCAAAAGGAACTGATAGTGCTATCAAAATTTTATTTAAAATTTTGTTTGGAAAAAATGTTGAAATTATAAAACCATTTGACAATACAATATCTCCATCAGAAGCAGAATGGATAAGTGTTGATGAAATGATTGTAGAATCTTTAAATGGAAATTCAACTAATCTTAAAGAAACTACCCTATATCAAAATTCTTTTGATTTTCCTACTGCAAGTGGAACAATATCAAATGTGGAAGATGTTTATTTGGGGAATAAAAAATATTATAAAATCAGTTTTCCAAAATCTACTATTAATGGAAATTTTTTAATTAGCAATAAGACTAAAGTAATTGGAAGTACACCATCTTCCGATATCGTTACTGTAGATTCCACTATTGGATTTAAAGATTCTGGTAATTTTTATTATTTGGATAAAGAAAGTAATGTTTACAACCAAATTGAATACACCTCAAAATCCCACAATCAATTTTTTGGTTGTATTGGACTTACAACTTCATTAACTGAAAATACACCTATTATAGATGATAATTTTGTTTATGGTTATGAAAATAATGACATAAACTTAATATGCAAAATGAGAGTTGTTGGTACAATTTCAAATCTTTCTACTGGAGTTGAGAATACAAAATATTTTCTTCCTGGTGATAAAATCAAATTAAAATATATTGGCGAAAAAACTTCATTAGATGATAAAAAGTTTTCTACTTGGTTTTATAATAATATTTCATACGTAGAAACTCAATCTGTAGATGCAGCAACAAAAACAATAATAACAAAATCTCCACATTTTTTGCACAAAGGAGATAATGTAGATATTATAAACAAATTAACAAATTCAACAACAGTAAGTTCTTCTGACGTTTCTAGTGTATTAAATTCTACTCAATTTCAAATTACAACAGGATCTTTAGATAATAATACAGAATATTATGTTAAGAAAAATTTAAATTTTGTTTCCAGTAATTTAAATTTAAATAGTCTTCTTGCAGATATTCAAAATTCATTTATTGATAAAGATGAAAATACTTATATTGCATTTTCTGGTTATCCATCATATAGTGCATTAGAAACAACTAACAGATCAAAAACATTTACTTCAAACTCTGCATCTTCAGGTGTAATTGATATTAGTTCTCATAGATTCATTACTGGAGATAAAATTTATCTAGAAGCATCTTCGGGTATAACTGGCATATCATCTGGTTATTATTATGTAAATAAATTAAATGAAAATTCAATTCAATTATCTTTAAGTAGATTGAACATATATTCAAACAATTTTTTAAATTTTAATGGATCTGGAAATAATACAAATACAATTACATCAGCAGATCTTTATGGAAATAATTTAATAAATCAAGATAACTTTAAAAGAATTTTAAAATTTCCAGAAAATAATACAAACAATTCACCAATATCTGGTCCAATTGGAGTTTCTTTGAATGGAGTGGAATTGCATTCTCCAATCTCAAATGATTCTGTATTTTATGGGCAATTACAAAAAATTAATGTTTTAGAAAATGGATCAAATTATGATGTCGTAAATCCTGCAACTATTTCAATTTTAGATTCATCTGGATCTGGAGCAGAAGCATATCCACATTTATCTGGAAGTATTGAAGAAATAATTTTAGAAAATCCTGGATTTGATTATATTGATTTGCCAATAGTAAAAATATCAGGAGGTAATGGATCTGGTTGTGTTGCTGAAGCAAAAATGACCTCATATCAACATTTTGTGTCTTTCTCTGATTTTAAAGTTAATTTAATTTCAAATTCAATTAATTTAGATGATGATCACAAATTTTTTGATGGGGAAGAAGTAATTTATACTTCTTCTGGTCTTCCAATTGGAATTGGAAGTACAAATGTTGGATTTACAACATCTCGTTTAACAAATAATACATTTTATTATATTTCAAAAATTGATAATAAATCATTTTCTATTGCAGCATCAAAAGAAAATGCATTAGCAAAAACAAATCTTATAGATTTTATATCTTTTGGAAACCAAACACACACTTTTAAGTCTTCAAAATTTAAAAATATTATTGACAGAATTTCAATTCAAAATCCAGGAAGTTCTTATTCAAATAAAAAAGTAGTAGTTGACTCTATTGCATATCCACCTCTAGATAAAAAAGATATATTTAAAACTTTTGTTGGCATAAACACATATGATGATTATATTTTTGCAATAAACCATAATTATAAAAATGGTGATTTGTTAACATATTCTACTAATGGCACATCAATATCTGGATTGTCAACTTCAAATTATTATAAAGTCACAATAATAGATGAAAATAAATTTAAATTAAGTTATGCTGGAACTGCTTCAAGCATAAGCAATACAGATTATGACAACAAAATTTATACAAATTTAATTAATATTGGAGTAGGAACACACACATTCAACTACCCACCAATAACTGTAAATATTTTTGGAAATACTGGAATTTCTTCAACTTCAATTCCATCGTATTACACTGCAACAGCATATGCTACTGTAAGTGGACAAGTTGAAAATATATTTTTAAAGACTGGTGGTGTTGGTTATGGTGTTACAAATATCATAAACTTAATAAGAAGACCAGAAGTAACTCTTCAAACTGGAAAAAATGCTTCAATTAAAGCAATTATAAATGATAGTGGAGAAATTTCAGATGTTTATATTATAGACAAAGGATCTGAATATACAACTCCACCAATTTTAGAAGTAATTGGTTCTGGAAATTATGCAAAATTAAACGCAAATATTTCCAATGGTCAAATAACATCAATTAATATTATAAGTGGAGGAAAGGGGTACTCCAAAAATAATACTACGATAATAGCAACACCTCGTGGATTTGGTGCAATTTTTAATGCTGAAATTCAAAAATGGTCAATAAATGCAGTAGAAAAATATAAAAATATTTTAGAAACAGAACAATTTAAAGGGACTTTGCAAATTGCATCTGAAGCAAGATTTAAAGAAAATAAATTAGGTTCATATTATGCATCAAAAGAAATTCGTAAAATTTTAAATGACAATTTAGACGAAAATACATTTGAAGAATTGGATGAACTTAATTCACATTCTCCGATTATAGGTTGGGCATATGACGGAAACCCAATTTATGGTCCATATGGAAATGCAAAGAGCATTGCAGATTCTTCTGGGACTGGTGGATTAAAAAGGATTGTTTCAGGATATACATTAGATCCAATTAATGATGATACATTAAGACCATCATATCCAGATGGATATTTTGTTGAAGATTATAACTTTAATGACAGTGGGGACCTTGATGAACATAATGGAAGATTTATTGTCAATTCTGATTTTCCAAATGGAACCTATGCTTATTTTTCAACTTTAGATGTAAATAAAAATCCAGCATTTCCATACATAACATTCAATCATCATAATGCAACTGATTTATTCAATTATGATGTATTAAAAACTCAATCAGATTCATATTTAAACACAGGAGAATATAAAAGAAATATTACACCACAGGGAATATCAGAGAAATATAAAAAATATCCTTTCTTTGATGATAATTTTAATTCTAATGTTGATTTGGAAGTAATTCTCACAAAAAAATCTGGAATTTCTACAATTAGTATCAAAGATGGTGGTTTTGATTATAAAGTTGGAGATGATGTAGTATTTTCAAATGCTCCAAATGTCAATTCTAGTGTGAAAGAAGTTTTAGGAAAAAATATTGTATCAATTGCATCTTCAGAAATTACAAATAACAATCTTGTTTTTTCATTTTTAGATAAGAAAGTTACTGCGTTTAGTACAGTTCCTCATAATTTTGTAGATGGAGATATTATTGAAATTTCTGGAATTTCATCAGCATTATATAAATCTATAGAAGGTTCAAAAACTATTGAGGTTTCATCAATAGTTGCATCACTATCTGTTTCAATTGGAAGCACAAACACTACTGGAATTACTACATTTATTTCAATTTCAGATCCAACTTCAAATGGTAATTTTACACCAAACAATATTATACAGATTGAATCTGAACAATTATTAATTTTAAATCTTGACAATTATAATAGCAGATATAGAGTCCAAAGAGCATATAATAATACAGTTGGATCATCTCACACAGCAACGAGTATAGTTAGATTATTGCCAAAATCATTTACATTTAATAATAATTCATCAATACCAACAAATACTCAAACAAATTATTCATATTATTTCAATCCAAATACTTCTGTTGGAATTGGAAACAGTTATACTAATGTTATTGTAGAAACTTCCGGAAGCAATAATATTACAAAATCTATTCCACCAAGATCAATATATCTTCCGAATCATAAATTTAATACTGGAGATTTGATATCTTATACTTCCATAGGTTCAACAATAGTTGCATCAAAAAATAGTTCGTTAACGCCAACATTTAAATTAAATGATTTTCAAAATTTGTATTGCGTCAAGATCAGTGACGAGTATATTGGTGTGTCAACAGAAAAAGTTGGATTTACAACTTCTTATGTTTATTTTGTTTCATATACAGGAACAAATCATAATTTTGAATCCACCAAAAATCAAGTAACAGGGAATTCCAAAAAAGTAAATGTTACAGTAACTGTTGACGAATCAATTGATTTGATGGCAGGCGATAATATAAATTTAAATATATTACCAAAATCAAATCAATCTTTTAATTTTAAATTTAATAACGTTATAAAAAAATTAGTTGTCAATCCCGTTTCATTTGCATCGACAGCAGTTGGTGTTGGAACTGCAAATTCTACAATAACAATTAATAACCATAACTATAAAACTGGAGATGTGGTAGTGTACACTGCAACAAATCCAATTACACCTCTTACAAATAATGAAATTTATTATGTCATAAAGACATCAAATTCTTCTATTAAACTAGCATCAAATTCATACAATGCTTCTAAATTAGATTATGAATACATTGGAATTTCTTCGTATGGATCAGGAACTCACAATTTATCACTAATCAATCCAAAGTTAACTTTTTATAAAGGAAATAATGTTTCTATAGCAGTATCAGATACTAGTTTGTCTGGATATGATATTAAATTTTATTATGATAATCAGTTCAAATCAGAATACAATTCAACTTTAATAAGAAAATATGGAACAATTGGAGATTCAAATCCTTTATCAAGAATAAATGTTTCCATTGGTGATTCAATTGAAAAACAATTTTTTTATAGAATTGAAGGAAAAGATATAAAGTTTACTGACACTTATCCATCATCAACAAATACTGATGTTGAAAATTATTCATTAATAGAAGTAAAAGAATCAATATATAATGGATCTCATATTATTTCTGGAGTTGGAACAACTTCATTTAATTTTACTTTAGTTGAAGCACCGGAGACAACATCATATAATGTATCTGGTTTTTCGACTGCATATTACTCAACAGATTCTCAAAATACAAAAGGAAAAATATTTTCAATAAAAACAATTAATTTTGGATTAAATTTACAAAAAATACCTCAAATATCTTCCATACGATCAGACGAAGGAACTGATGGAGTTCTTTCGATTGAATCTAATGATATTGGAAGCATAAAAGATATTAGAGTTATAAATCAAGGTCTTGAATTTTCAAATAATAAAACATTAACCCCAAAAGCAGATGCATATACGATTTTAAAATTAAAAAATGTATATAAATTAAAAACAATTGGAATTACTACTGGTGGTAAAAATTATACTTCTGCACCAAATGTTATTGCTGTTGGAAACTCATCAATTTTGACAAGGACTTCTATACAAGGAAGTTCTGTATCAAAAATAGAAATTATTTCGAATGATAGTGGGTTATCAAATAATATTAGAATTTTACCAACCAATAATTCAAATGGAGTTGGTATTGTTAATGCCACATCAAATTTTAAAATCAATACTTTATATCTTAAAGCACCACTTTTGGGATTCGCAGAATTTCCATTTAATATGGGCGATAAAATTTTTGTAGAAAATGTATTAATAACTGATTCATCCGATGGATATAATTCCAGTGATTATAATTACAAATATTTTACAATCACTGGAATTAATACAGTTTCTGGTTCAGAATATGTCAGTTATTCAATTTCTGGTCTTGGTAATACTGGTGGATTATTTGATTTAACAAAAACTTTTGGCAGAGTCATAAAAGTAAATGATTTGCCAACATTTAATGCAGAATTTGAAAAAATTAATTTTCTAGAAGGAGAAAAAATAACTCAATTGAGCGATAATACAACCGCATATGTTTCCAGAAATGGTTGGGACCCAGAAACACAGACGTTAAAGGTTATTAATGTTGATGGAAAATTTAATGAAGACGGTCAAATAAAAGGATCAATAGGAAATTATAAATCAAGTATTGATTCTACATATTCATTTGATTTTGATTTAAATGTCAATTCAACTACTAAAAAAGATAAAAATTGGAACACAGATAAAGGAAAATTAAATTTTGATAGTCAAAGAATTCAAGATAGTGATTATTATCAAAGATTTTCATATTCTATAAAAGGAGAAGTTGAATATGATGCTTGGAAAGAATCAGTCAACAGTTTAACTCATACATCTGGTTTTAAAAACTTTTCTAATTTAGAAATACTAAACGGTGTCGGAAAAACATCTTCTGTGAAATCAACTGATTCACAAATTGATTTAAATGTTGAAATTCCAAGTTTAGCTTCAGTAAATGATAGATTGTACTATGACCTTGCTTCTGAAGATACCAATAACCAATCACTATCAAAAATAATTAAATTTGATTCTAAAATTATTACAGACTATAACGAATCAAGAACAAATAAAGTTTTAGAAATTGATGATATTAGTTCACAATTTACAGGAATAACAACTACTCTTGGTGGTCAAATTGTTGGTCTGACTTCATTTAGTTTGTATAATAATGGAAATACACTATTATACAAAAATTTCAATTCTTCTGGAATAACAACATCTTTATCACTAATAACAATTACCGATCATGAATTTAATACTGGCGAGATATTGAAATATTCTACAAATGGAGGAACACCAATTGGAATTACAACAACAACAGTAGTTGGTGTTGGAACGACAACCATATTACCATCTAATGTGTATGCTATTAAAATATCTAAAGATACAATTAAATTAGCAATAGGATCGTCTGAAGCATCTTCTGGAATAGCAATAACATTTACTTCTTCTGGTATTGGAACACAACATAGTCTTTCTGTTGAATCAGAATTGGCTACAAGTAGATGTTTAATTACTGTTGATAACATAATCCAAAGTCCACTATCAAGAAAAGACATATCAGTAGGATTATCCACTCAAGTTGGATTGACCACAACAACAATTTATTTAAATGATATTTCAAAAATTCAAGGAAAATCATTATTGAAAATAGAAAACGAAATATTTAAAGTAAATCTAGTTGGTGTTGGGACAACTAATTCTCTCAATGTCATCAGAAGTTATATGGGATCTGTCGCATCCGCACATACTGTTGGTGCAGCAGTTACCGTATTGTCTGGAGATTATACAATAAAAGATGGTACAATTTATTTTTCCGATGCTCCTTATGGTGCAACAGGAATTGGATCATTGACATCAAAATCAACTTTTACTGGAAGAGTATTTTATCGTTTAAATTATAATACAAATTACATCATTGATGATATTTCGGACCTATTTGATAGCACCGAAAATCAATTTAATTTAAAAACAAATGGAACAACTTTATCTGGAATACAAACCAGTTTTGGAATTGTTTTAGTTGATAATATTTTTCAGAGACCATTTTATGGTGATGTTGGATCTATATTGGAATCGGATTATCAAATTGTTGGTACTGGACAAACAATTAGTTTTACTGGATCCAATTATGAAGATTTGCCAAAAGGTGGAGTAATTAATGAGTTTGACGTAATAAATGGAAGTGGATACCAAACACCATATAGAGCGTCTGCATATGTTACTGTATCTATTGGTGGCACAATTCAATCGATAGGATTATCAACTGGTGGTTCTGGTTATACTGCTGCACCTAGAGTTTCTATTGCAGATACACTTGGAATTGGAATTGGAGTATCAATTGTTTCATCAATAACAAATGGAATTGTAACTTCATTCACAATAGTAAATCCGGGAAGTGGATATACAACTTCCAGTCCACCTATAGTTACTATAGATGAACCATATCCATACAAAAATCTACCATTGACTGGTGGTAATGGAGTTGGAGCAAAAATGAATGTAGTAGTTGGTACTGGAGGAAGTATAATTTCATTTGACCTACAGAATCGTGGTTATGGATATAATATTGGTGATATATTGACTCTTTCTGAAATACCATTTAGAACTGGAATTGGAACTTCTTCATTTAAAATTACAGTAAAAAATAAATATCAAAGCAAATTCTCTGGTTGGACTTTTGGTCAATTATTAGAACTTGATGATTTTAGCAATTTATTTAATGGATCCAGAAAGTCATTTCTATTAACAAGAACTATAGTCACTAAAGAATACTATAGTATAAATGCACAAAAAGATTCTGGAATTATTTTAAAAAATAATTTACTTATTTTCTTAAATGATGTATTACAAAAACCAGAAATAGATTATACTTTCAATGGTGGAACTAGAATTACATTCCAAGAAGCACCAAAATATGGAAGTAAATTAAAAATTTATTTTTATGTTGGATCTTCGGAAGATTATTTGGTTATTGATGTGAATCAATCAGTAAAACCGGGAGATAGATTGAGATTACAGGAACAAAATAACGTCCCATCTCAAGATGAAAGAATCATTTATGAATTAATTGCTTCAGATAGCGTCGAAACACAAACTTATGGTGGTGTTGGAATAGTAACAGATTCTACATTCTTGAGACCAATAGTTTGGACAAAACAATCTTCAGACCTTATTATTGATGGAATCAAAATATCAAAACAAAGAGATTATCTCGAACCGCAAATATATCCAAGCACAAATATCATTGCTTCAGTTGCATCTACAGATTCTAAAATTTATGTAAAAAATATATATCCATTGTTTAATAATTTGGATGATCTATCACAAACTTTAAATGATATTATAATTGTTGGTTTGGGAACTACTGCAGTGACCGAAAAGATAAAAAAAGTCACGTATTCTGGAGATTATGGGATTATTGTTGGAATTGCAACAAGTGCTACTGGAATAAGCACATCATCTCCTATGATTATTTTTGATATAAATCCAGATCCAAATATTTCCGGAAGTGTAACTAGACCAGGAATTTCTACCGGTGATTATTTTGTTATTGAAAATACAATAATTGGTTCTGGGGTAACTTCCATAAAAAATAATTTATCTTCGGTTGTTTCTATTGGAAATAGTTTTATTGATAATGTTTATTATGCAAGTAATATTATTTCTATTGGATCAAGCACTCTTCGTGTATATTCAAATGTAATGTCTATTTCTGGAGTAAACACATCTACACTACCCAATCTTAATTCTTACGGAACTTATACTTGGGGTTCAATCAATATATCTAGAAATTCAAATTCCAAATCATTTCAATTTTATAATCAAAATGGGAATGCTGGAATTGAAACGTCAGCACACGTTTCTAGATTATTGCAATTGAGATTAACTTATTAATTAAAGTATAAATAGTCAAAAAGATACAAAATGCCCGCTATAATTACTGATCAATTTAGAATATTAAACACTGAAACTTTTGTTAAAAGTTTTACTGGAATTGGTACTACGACAAATTATTATTATAGTTTTTTGGCTCATCCAAATCCCACAAACACAACTATTGAAAATTATGGTACTTCTGATTGGCAAGCACAGCCACCAGAACCAAAAGATTCATTTAGGGATGAGAATTCATACTTTGACAGTATGTTATTTTTGAAAAGAATAACATCCAATGATGTTGCTAGAATTATTCCTAGATTGAATTGGGAATCTGGCGTAAGTTATGACATGTATAGAAATAATTATAGTATTGACAATCCTGCTCCACAAACTGACGCAAAAACTTTATACGAATCTAGGTTTTATGTAATAAATTCCGAATATAAAGTATATATTTGTTTAAATAATGGATCAAATCCAGAATATCCAAAAGGACAAAAATCATTATATGAACCAAATTTTGTAGATACAAATCCGCAAATAGCAGGGGATGATGGATACTTATGGAAATATCTTTATACAATTTCTCCATCAGACATCTTGAAATTTACAACTGAAAATTATATTCCCGTTCCAAAAACTTGGGGTGATCCAACAACAGAATCTATCAAAAATTCTGCAGTTAATGGAAAAATACAGACTGCAATTATAAAAAATAGAGGATTGGGATATACACTTTCCGGTGGTGGTGGTTCAACTGGAACTATTACTGATATTCCAATATTAGGAGATGGAACTGGAGGAACAGTGTCAATAACAATCAATGGTGGAGAAATTGACACAATACAAGTTACAAATGGTGGTTCTAATTATACTAAAGGACTCATAAACTTTGGTAGTGGTTTTGGGGGAACTCCAGAGGTCACAGGAGGTTCTGGGGGTTCTTTGGAGGTGATTATTCCCCCAATTGGCGGTCATGGATTTGACATTTATAAAGAACTTGGATCATATAGAGTTATGATCTATTCAAAATATGATTCCGACCCAGATTATGTTATTGGAAATAATTTTTCAAGAATTGGAATAGTTAAAAATCCAGTTGTTTATGGCAGCCAAGTAGATCCAATAAATACTTCCACAGCAACAAATCTTGGTGCATTGAAATTGAAACCAGTGGGAGCTGGCAATACGTCGGATACAACATATCCAATAAATGCATTAATAACACAATCTGTTGGAGTTGGATCCACTGCGGTTGGATATGTTGCTTCTTGGAATGGAAATACTGGCATTTTAAAATACTATCAACCAGTTGGTCTCTCAACATTGTCTACATATGGTTATAAGTTGAATTCATTTGTTGGTTCTGGAACAACAATAAATTGTTCCACCGTCATTGGGTCTCCATTAATTGTAGATACATCATTTGGAGGTGATAATATTCAAGTTGGCGGAAAAGTGATTCAACTCGGACAAACTTTTTCATCTGGAATTTCAAATTCAGACATAAAAAAATATTATGGTGAAATTATTTACATTGACAACAGAGCTCCAATCACGAGATCTGCTTCACAAAAAGAAGAATTAAAAATTGTAGTAGAATTCTAAAGAAATGGCACAAAACACTAATCTAAATGTCTCTCCATATTTTGATGATTTTGATGAGAATAAAAACTACAAGAAAGTTTTATTCAAACCTGGATTTCCAATTCAATCCAGAGAATTAAACACTCTACAATCAATTCTTCAAAATCAAACTGAAAAATTTGGTCAATATTTTTTCAAAGAAGGATCAGTTGTTATTCCAGGAGCAACTTTTTATGATGATAGATATTTTGCTGTTAGAATAGATCCATATTTTTTAAATATACCAGTAAAAGAATATACAAATATATTATCGTCCGAAGAAATTGAAATAAAAGGAGAAACTTCTGGCGTAACCGCAACTGTTGTTAATAGAATTACAGATACAGAATCCATAGATGGATTTGATACTCTTTACGTAAAATACAAATCTGCTGGAATAGATTCAAATGTAAAAACTTTTATTGATGGTGAGAATTTAATCACACTTTCAGATATTGATTATTCTTTAACCAAAATTTCAGCAAATAGTTCATTTGCAAAATGTATAAATTCAAATGCAACCAAAATTGGTTCTTCTGCTTCAATTAATGAAGGAATTTATTTTATAAGAGGATATTTTATAAAAGTACAAAAAGAAACAATAGTTTTAGATCAATATAGCAATACACCTAGTTATAGGATTGGTCTATTAATCAATGAAGAAATTATTTCGGCATCAAGTGAAAATCCAGATCTTTTTGACAATGCTCAAGGATTTCCAAACGAATCAGCACCTGGTGCTGATAGATTCAAGATTAGTGTAAGTTTATACAAGAAAGAATTAACTGATTTAAATGATCAAAATTTTATAGAATTAATTCGTGTAGATCAAGGCACATTACAAAAATTTGTTAATAAAACAGAATTAAATATTTTCAAAGAAGAATTAGCAAGAAGAACATTTGAAGAATCTGGAGATTATTATATTTCCCCATTCGCTATTGATGTAAGAGAATCTTTGAATGATAGAATTTCAAATAGAGGTGTGTATTATGAAAATCAATTAACACAGAATGGAAATACCCCATCTGATGATATTTTTGTTTTACAAGTTTCTCCAGGAAAAGCATACATTAGAGGATACGACATTGATAAATTATCTACATCATCCATAGATTCAGTAAAACCAAGAACTATAAAATCAAAACAGAATGTAAGTTTACCAATAAAAATTGGTAATTTAGTGAAAACAAATAATGTTTATGGTTCTCCAAAAATTGGATTTTCTACGACATATACAATAAGTTTATTGGATCAAAGATTAAACGAAAATCGCACAATTGGATCCGCATCAACTATTGGTATTGCTAGAGTTTATGATTTTAATCAAAGACTTGTTTCTGGAGTTTCAACTACTCAATACGATTTAAGACTTTTTGATATCCAAACATATACGTCAGTTACAATAGGATTTGGAATAACTGCATCAGCAGACTCACATATTAAAGGTCAATATAGTGGTGCAACTGGATTTTTGAAAAATTCAATTTCAAATGAAACAACTTTAACAATATATGACACCAAAGGAAATTTTACAATCAATGAACCAATCATAGTTAATGGAATTAATGCAGGTAGAAATTTAACATCAATAATAGATTATAACTTTACCGATGTCAAATCGGTATATGGAGCAGTTGGAGTATCAACTTTTGCTTCTGATTTGCTTTTAGATCAAAAAGCAAAAGTTTTCACAGAAACAAGTGAATTTACAATTACTCCAGGAACTACAGGAGTTAGCACAGTAACAAGTCCAAGTGTTTCAGATTTTAGATCATTAGTAAAAGTTGGAGATGTTGTACAATATTCTAGACCAGGATTTAGTACAGTTACATACAATAGAGTATCAAATGTTTCTGCGACCAAGTTAACAGTTGTTGGTGTATCCACAGTTCTTGGAGTATGTGAAGGTGCTCTTCCTCCTGCTGGATCTGATTTAACTGTTATTGATTTTGATGTTGTAATCCCAACATTAGAAAATGCTTCTGATCCTGGATATACAATTAATTTGCAGAATAGATATGTTGCTTCAATCAATTTATTGGATTCTACGTATATTGCAAGAAAGCAAATTTCAAAAAATATTACAGGATCTACATATACTTTCTATTTGAGTGATCTTGGAGATAATAATATTTATTTTGAACCATTTAAAGAAGATAATTATATTTTAACTTGGGAAACGGGACAAAAAGAAGTTCTAACTAGCGCACAAGTATCGTTTAGTGTAAATTTAAGAGAAATTACTTTTTCTGGTCTTTCTAGAACCGGAAATGCAACTTTATCTTGCACGGTAAAAAGAACATCACTTTCATCTAAAGAAAAAACATTAGTTAGATGCAATGAATTAATAGTCAATAGATCAAAATACAGTGGATCTGGAATTGGATCAACTACTTTTAATGATGGTCTTACATATAGTTCAGTGTATGGAACTAGAGTACAAGATGATGAAATTTCATTAAATTATCCAGACATCTATAGAATTTTAGGTGTTTTTGAGTCAAATGATAGCAGTAATCCAACTCTACCCACACTAACAGTTTCATCTCAATCTGACAGTTTTGCAAATAATGTAAAAACTGGAGAACAACTTATTGGAAATTCTTCTGGATCACTTGCTCGTGTTGTATATGTTGATGGATCAAACCAAATAAGATTTGTATATGAAAATGAAAAAACTTTTGAAATTGGAGAAACAATAACATTTAAAACTTCTTTTATTATTGCAACCATTAGTATTTTAATAGTTGGAGATAGAAATATTGTCAGAAATTATAAATTTGATGATGGGTATAGATTAGAATACGCAGATTATGGAAGAGTTATAAGAACATCTGGAAATTCAGAACCAACTAAAAAATTAAGTATTATTTTTGATTATTATCAAAATAATGAATCATCAGGAACAGTTGAGTCTGTAAATAGTTACAATTCATTAAATTATTCTAAAGAAATACCATCAGTATTGGGCATACGAGCATCTGACTACATTGATTTAAGACCAAAAGTTTCATCATATTCTACATCTAGCACATTATCACCATTTTCATTCTCAAGTAGAAATTTTTCAGGATCTTCTTCTGAAAGTATTGTTTCCAATGAAACAATTGTCGTTGATTATTCATATTATCTTGGAAGATTGGACAGATTATATCTAACTAAAGATGGATTATTTGAAATAAAGAAAGGAGAACCATCAGAAACTCCAAAACTTCCTGTTCCAAACAATGAAGGATTTGAAGTTGCAACAATTTCAATGAATCCTTATATGATCAATGCTACTAATGATTGTTCAATAAAAACTATACCTCATAAGAGGTATACTATGAATGATATTGGAAATCTTGAGACCAGAATTAAAACATTAGAAGATTACACAACCCTTTCTTTACTCGAAACTGATACAAAAAATCTTTCAATCAAAGATCCAAATACTGGACTTGATAAATTCAAATCAGGATTTTTTGTAGATACTTTTAGAAATCACGAATCTCATAATTTGACTGGTGATTCTAAATTTGATATTGATATAGAAAATGGAGAATGTAGACCAAGATCTGCAGAAAGAAATGTTTCTTTGATCTTTGAAACAAAATCATCTTTATCAAATCCAACAAATTCTGACTATCGTTGGATTGAAGATTTTGAATCTGAAAATATTACAAGAAATGGTGTAGGATTAACTTTAAAATATACTGAAGTTCCATTTATTGTCCAAAATCTTGCAAGTAGAACGGAAAATATAAATCCTTTCCATATAGCATTATATGCTGGAGCAATTGAACTCACTCCAATATCCGATTTCTGGATTGAAGAAGTTATGCTAGAAACTCCAGATGTAATAAAAATTGATTCTGCTTTTGGCGCTGTTGCGGAATTGCTTGGAGTAGAAAATAGAGAAAATGGTGGAATGTCTGCAAGTTATTGGAATTCACACGAAACAACTTGGACTGGTAAAGAAATAATTAGAGAAGAATTACTTAATAGTGATTTGATTAGTTCTTCTAGTGTTGTTGATGCACAACGTAGAAATCAAGTTCCACTCAGAAGAGACGTAACTACTACCACAACAACAACATCTAATGATTACTTACAAACAATTAAACAAACAGGAATAGATAAAACTTTTGGTCTCCAATTGACTGCAGGTGAAGAAAGAATAAGTCTTGGTAATAGAGTTGTTGGAGTTGATGTTTTATATAATTGCCGTTCTAGAAATATTGAAGTAGTTGGAAATAAATTAAAGCCAAATACAAGATATTATGTTTTCTTTGAAAATACAGATGTAACAGAATATTGCACTCCAAAACTTTTGCCAATCACAATGACAAGAGGATCATTTGCAACTTCTGATATTGTAAGAACTTCAGTAGCAACACAATCAGTTGGAAATCCCCAAATTAAATTTAGAGTTGCACAACTTAATCATAAATTTGGTGATTTCAAAACACCGACTGTGACTTATAGTGCAGATCCATATACATTATCTCCTTTAGGATCATCATACTCAAGCACCAGTACGCTTGTAAACCTTGATACTGGCGATTTAGCACTTCTAGTTGATTCATCACGTTCTGGGTGGGTTAGAAAAGGTTCTGTGATAGCAAATGAATCTGGAACTGCCGAAGCAGTTGTTAATGAATTGAGTTTAAAGAGCGATGAAAAAGGAACTCTTATTTTCTCGTTGTTCATTCCAGATCCAAAAATTGCAAGTAATCCTAAATTTACCACTGGGCAGAATACGATTAGAATTACAACAAGTCCAACAAATGCAAATAATTTAGATCCAGGAGAAAGTTCTGCACAAACAACTTATTTTGCTACTGGTTATGCACAAAATACTCAAGAACAAACACTTTCAATCAAAACTCCAGAAATTGAAAGAAAACAAATTGGTTCTGATCAACCAATCACACAAATAACACAAAATCTTGATGAAAATAGAATTGAAACCAGAACAAATGTTTCCGATACTGGTTGGTATGATCCTCTTGCTCAATCTTTCTTAATTGAGAGAGACAAATATCAAGATGGAGTATTTGTTACTGGTGGAGAAGTTTACTTTAAAACAAAAGATGAAATTTCTCCAGTGACAATTCAAATTAGAACTATGAGAGATGGTTCTCCAACTGGAGTAATTGTTCCCTTTGGAGAAACTCAAGTTGACCCAAAGGATATTCCACTTTCTGTTGATGGAAGTGCTCCAACTACGTTTAAGTTTTCAACTCCAGTATATTTGCAATCTGGATATGAATATGCACTTGTTTTGGTGTCACCCACTAGCAAATACTTAACATTTACATCTAGAGTTGGTGATGAAGATTTGATTCTTGGTTCAATAAGCAACAAACAACCATATATGGGTTCATTGTTTAAATCACAAAATGGATCTACTTGGGATGCAAGCCAATTTGAAGATTTGAAGTTTAAACTCTTTAAAGCAAAGTTTGTAACAAATACCCCATCTAGTTTTATATTCTATAATTCCGATCTTCCAAAAGGTAAGATTTTAAAGGAAAATCCAGCAACTTCATATTCCAAGAGACAATATGTTTCTATTGCAAATACAACCATTGCATTTTCTCAAGGAAATAGTTTAACCCAAACATCATCTTATGGTAATGTTTTTGATTATGGTGGACCAGTTGGATTAGGAACAACTTCTTTAGTTGTGTCTTCTATTGGAATTGGATTAACTAATGGAACTTTTACTGGAATTGGATTCAGTGCAATAACTGGTTATGGAAGTTCTTGTGTTGCAACAGTCACTGTTTCTGGTGGTTCTGTAACTAATTTGAATGTAACAAGTGGAGGAAATGGATATAGAGTTGGTGATTTAATTTTGGCAAATCAATTAGGAAATACTGGAACTGGAGTAAGAGCAACGGTTGGAATTGTCACGAACACAAACTTGTTGGTTGTTGATGATGTGAGTGGATCATTTGATACATCAAATCCTTTGACGTATTATAATTCAACTGGTTCATCTTTTGGAATTGCTGCTCCAACATCTGTCAATAGTGATCCAATTAGAGATGGATATACATTATTATTTGATCACAGAAATCACGGAATGCATTCAAGTTCAAATAAATTAGAAGTAATTAATTTCAACAGTGATATATCTCCAACAATTCTTTCTTCATCTATTTCAGATACATCAACAACAATAACTGTAAATAATGCTGGAATATTAACTTCATTTGAAGGTTCTGCTATAGGTGTTGCCAATACTGGTTATTTGTTGATTGATAATGAAATAATTTCTTATAATTCTATTTCTGGAAATAACATTACAATTGCCGGAAGAGCAATTGATAATAGTTTAAAGACAACTCACGTAGTAAACTCATTGGTATATACTTATCAATTTAACTCTGTTTCATTGAGAAAAATTAACAACACCCACAATATTGATCCAAGAGAAAAAACATTTGATAGTTATTATTTAAAATTAACAGATACATCAAAATCATTTAAAACAACCAAATCTGGCGGTGGAAAAAATCTTGAGGTTTCTCAAAATATCCCATTTGAAGTCATTTCCCCAAGAGTGAATTCAATTACACCTTCAGGAACAAATATCACAACAAGAATCAAAACAACTTCAGGAACTAGCATCAGTGGGAATGAGGCATCATTTACAGATCAAGGATATGAAAATGTTTCTTTAAACAAATTAAATTATCTCAATAGTCCAAGAATTGTGGCATCAAAAGTAAATGAATATAATTTACTTTCAAACCAAAAGTCATTTGCTCTCGAAATGACTTTATCTACAACAAAAGAAGATGTATCTCCATTTATTGATTTGAACACTGCAAACATCATCACAATCAGCAACTTGGTTGATGATAAAGTTGATAATTTTGAGACTGATAGTAGATGTAAAATTCCAGGAAATGATCCAAATTCTGGAATATATGAAACTAAAAAAATATCTTTAGAGTTCCCATCAAACTCACTTTATGTTCAATTTGATGGACATAAATTTGCAGGAGCAGATATTCGTGTTATGTATAAACTTTATAGGAATGATAATTCTGATTTCCAACAAATTTATACTCCATTCAATACCGATGGATCACCAGACAAAACAGTAAATCCAAATAATAATTTAAATCAATTTAGCGAATATAAATTTACTGCCGAAAATCTACCTCAATTTAATGGATTTATGATTAAAGTTGTTATGACCTCTAATGATCAGTCAAAACCACCTAGAATTAAAAACTTTAGGTCAATTGCTCTTCGTTCATATGCAGCAGAATGAATGATTATTTAATAGTAGAAACTGATAGAAATTTAATTAGGGATTTAAATTCTAATGCAATTGTCAATAAAAATAAAAGTGAATATGATCAATTTTTAAAAATATCAGAACAAAAATACAAAGAAAAAAGAGAATTTGAAAATTTAAAAGATGAAGTAAATTCTATAAAAAATGATATGAACGAAATCAAATCATTATTAATTTCTATTGCGAATAAATGATTTATAAATACCTTAAGAAAGAACTATCTTAGTGGAATAATGGCAGCTTCTTATGTTAGTAATATCATAATCAATTCGGGAACTGATTTTACCCAAACATTTGATTTTGAAACCACTTCAAATACTCCATTAGATTTGACTGGATATACTGCATATTCCTCCATTAAAAAAAGTTCAGCATCATCAAAAGTTACAGCTAATTTTACTATTTCATTTACCAATAGAGCTTTTGGTAAATTGACAATTTCTTTAGGATCTTCAATAACATCCACAATAAGATCAGGAAGATATTCTTATGATATTTTGCTGGTAGATGTTGCTTCCACCAAGACTAGAGTCGTAGAAGGAAGTGCAATTGTTACTGCTGGTATCACTACGGTATAAAAATGGCAAATATAAAAGTAAGACTTGGTTCAGAAAACGCAATCAGAGTTCCTGCTACATCTATTGTGGCAGGAGGAAAATTATATCAACTTTCTGATGTTGATGTAAGTAATGGACAAGTTAGTGGAATGGTTTTGGTATTCAACTCCACCACATTAAAATGGGAAGCAACTAGCAATCCAGTTTTAGTCGGATCATTGACTGTAAATGGAAATACTACACTTGGCCAATTAAATACAAATTTAAATACTTTTATAGGAATTTCGTCATTTGTAGGAAAAGTAAATATAACTGGTATTATTACAAATATTGGTGGTGCATCATTTGATAATGTTAGAATCAATTCAAATATAATTTCAACTTTGCCTGGATCTGGAGATACTTTATATATTGATCCATATCCAGATGGACTAAGCAATCAAGGTACAGTAGTTATTAAAGGTGATCTTCAAGTTGATGGTAATACTACTTCAATAAATTCATCAAGTGTAAACGCAGATGGAGATATATTAAATCTTGGCGACATAACAAGTATAAGAACAGTGATGTCACCAGTAGTAACTGGAAGTTCATCTATTACTTTAGATTCTGTCGTTGGAATTAATACTGGAGATTTAATTAGCGGAAATGCAAATCTTCCATCAAGTGGAATCACAACAATAAGTTCATATAATCCAAGTACAAATGTTATTATTATTCAGGGAACTACTACTGGGTCAATTTCAACCACAACACAATTGACAATTAGACATTATTATGATACTAATACAGATAAAGGTATTTCATTTGAATATAATGTAAGTTCTGGTGTTCAAAATTATAGAAAAGGATTTTTTGGTTATAAGGACAGCACTCGTTATCTCACATATATTCCAGATGCTACGATTACTGGAAATGTAGTATCTGGAACAAAAGGTACTCTTGATATAGGTTCAATTTTACTTAATTTCACTACTTCTGGAATTAGTACTAGAGGATCTGCATATTTTGATTCTTCTGGTAAATTGATTAGTACTAATTCTCCAGAAGTTGGGTATGCATCTACTTCAAATTATATTTTAACAACAGACAATTCAAACGTTCCGGTATGGACAAATACTATAGATGGAGGGCAATATTAAAATGGGCAATGAAAATGATATTGATGTAACAATTTTAATTAATACGTATTCTCAAAAAATATCTTCACTTTCAATTGAAAATATTGTATTGGAATCAAAAATTCAATCTTTAATTAAAGATTTTGAAAAAGAAAAATTTGATTTATTAGAACAAATAAAAAAATTACAAGAAGAGTCTACCGATAAATACTAAAAGGAAGGTATTTAAATAATGTCAAAACCATCATCTCGTCAAGGATTAATTGATTACTGTCTAAGAAGACTTGGATATCCGGTATTAGAAATTAATATTGAAGATGACCAAATTGATGATTTGGTGGATGATGCTATTCAATATTTTAATGAAAGGCATTATGATGGTATTGAAAAAGTATTTTTAAAGCACAAATTAGACCAAACACAATTAGATACAATAAGAACTGGTGTTACGACTTCAACTGCATCTTCGGCAGTGGGAATAACAACTGTAGCATATACAGAGACAAATAACTTTTTACAGTTGCCAGATCACGTAATTGGCGTAAATAATGTATTTAAAGTAGATTCTAGTACAATATCCAGTGGTCTATTTAATATTAAATACCAACTGTTCTTGAATGATTTGTATTATTATGGAGCACTCGATCTATTAAATTATGCAATGGTAAAAACATATCTTGAAGATTTGAGTAGAATTATTACTCCAGATATTCAAATTAGATTCAATAAAAAAAATCATAGATTATATATGGATATTGATTGGAGCCAAATGGGTCCAAATAATTATTTAATTTTTGATTGCTATAGATTAATAGATCCTTCAGATGCACCAAGCATTTATAACGATTGGTGGTTGAAAAAATATTTAACTGCTTTGATGAAGAGACAATGGGGAATCAATTTAAGTAAGTTTCAAGGTGTATCTCTTCCTGGTGGTATTCAATTTAATGGAGAAAGAATTTTAAATGATGGAATAAGGGAAGTAGAAGAAGCTGAAAAACAACTCAAGGATGAGTATGAAACTCCTCCAATGGATATGATAGGTTGATAATATGTCTCCACTTAATCCTTATTTTTTAAATGGAACTGTCGGTGAGCAAAGATTAGTACAAGATCTAATCAATGAGCAGTTAAAAATGTTTGGGCAAGATATTGTCTATATGCCCAGAAAAATAGTAAATAAAAGTAATATATTAAAAGAAGTCCTTGTATCTAAATTTGATGATTCATATAGATTAGAAGCTTATATAATGAATTATCAAGGATTTGGTGGAAGGGGAGATATATTATCAAAATTTGGAGTTCAAACTACTGATGAATTAACTTTAATTATATCCAGAGAAAGATATGAAGATTTTGTTTCTAATTTTATCGCAAATAGTGAAGAAATAGAGGTATCCACAAGACCAGAAGAAGGTGATATAATTTATTTACCTTTAGATAATACAATATTTGAAATTAAATATGTAGAGGCAAAGTCTTCATTTTATCAATTAAATAATCTTTATATTTATGAATTGAGATGTGAAGTATTTGACTACGAAGCAGACGAAAATATTAACACAGGCATCAGTGAAGTTGATGAATCTGTAAAAGATTTTGGATACATTACAACTTTAAATATGGTTAAATTTGATGCTGCACCAGCATCGGCAATTGGGAGACTTGCATCCAATCTTGCACCAGTAGTTGGGGGTTCGGTTTCTAAAATTGATCTAATTAATGATGGTACTGGTTATTTGACAACTCCAACAATTTCAATTTCTTGCCCAATTAGTGGTGGAATAAATGCAACTGCGGTTGCGATTATGACAAGTCGTTCCAATCAAACTGGAAAATCTATTGATAAAATAATGATTATAAATCCAGGAATTGGATATACAGTTACACCATCAGTTACAATTGTGAATTCAAGTGGTTCTGGCGCAATAGCAACAGCAATCGTATCATCTGGTTCTCTGGGCACATTTGAAATTACTAGTGGCGGTGTGGGATATTCTACTAATCCCATAGTAGCAATATCAACAGCACCTTCTGGCGGAGTAGACGCAAAAGCAGAATCCGTAATAAATTCTCTAGGAATAGTAACTGCCATTAGATATAGTAATGCTGGATCTGGTTATACATCCATACCTTCAATTTCTTTTTCTTCACCTATTGGAGTTTCTACTGGAAATTATGTATTCAATGAGATAGTTAAAGGTGTTTCTACAGGAACAACTGCACACGTTGCTGATTGGGATTATGATACAAGGATACTTAAAGTTAAAATAGCAAGTGGGTCTTTTGCTTTAGGTGAATCCATAGTTGGAATTGGAACTACTTTTGGTGGTTCAAATTCAAATTATAAACTTCTTTCAGTTAATACACAAGATGAATATGATCCATATGCAGAGAACATTCCTATTGAATCAGAAGCAGATGAATTTTTGGATTTTAGTGAGCGCAACCCCTTTGGAGATTTTTAAATCTAAATAATTAATAAAAGGACATTATTATGCTAGGAGAATACTATTACCACGAAATAGTCAAAAAAACTATAATTGCATTTGGTACTTTATTTAATAATATTAACATTAAACACAAAAAACAAGATGACAGCGATTATAGCACAATAAAAGTTCCTATTGCATATGGTCCAGTAGAGAAGTTTACGGCAAGATTAGAACAAAAACCAGATTTGAGAAATAGGGTTTCTATCGTTCTTCCAAGATTAGCATTTGAGATGACTAGTATTCAATACGATAATACTAGAAAAGTCTCTACTATGCAAACTTTTAAAGCACTAAGTTCTACAGATAATCAGGTAGTAAAAAAAGTTTTTATGCCTGCCCCATATAATATTGGCATTCAACTTTCTATTATGACTCAATATAATGATGATGCTCTGCAAATTATTGAGCAAATTCTTCCATATTTCCAACCATCTTTCAATTTAACAATAAATTTGGTTTCCTCTATAGGGGAAAAAAGAGACATTCCTATGATACTTGAAAATATTAATTTTAAAGATAATTATGATAGTGGTTATGAAGAAAAAAGAATTATAATTTATGATTTAAGTTTTACTGCTAAAACTTATTTGTTTGGTCCCATTCCAGACAATACAGAAGGCTTTATCAAAAAAGTCCAGGTAGATTATTATTCTGATACAGAAACCAAAAATGCATCTAGGCAACTTCGTTATGTTGCAGAACCAAGAGCAATTAAAGATTATAATTCAGATAATACAACCACTCTTGCACAAGACATAGATGATAAAATTACTAAATTTGTAGTGAATGATGCAACTTCTCTTGTAGAAAATACATATATACAAATTGATGACGAAGAAATGTATATTAAATCTATATCTGGAAATACCATTACTGTATTAAGAGGTAGAGATGATTCTTCGATAGTTTCACATTTAAATGGTTCGTCTGTAAATATTATTAATACTGCAGATGATAATTTGATTGAACAAACAGATGATTTTGGGTTTGATGAGTATCGTTTTGATTATGGTGATGGTAAAATTTATAGTCCGTCTAAAGGTATTGATGTATGAATAACAAATTTGACGATATAAATCAAGCATTGGATATAGAAGCAACTTCTATAGAAAAAGAAATTGTAAAAAGATCTCCATCAAAATTATCTAGACCAACAGATAAGAATGATTTGGATGCCGATTATGAATATGCAAGAGGGCATTATTATGCCTTATTGGAAAAAGGCCAGGAAGCAATTGATAGTATATTAGAACTAGCACAAAGTTCAGAAAAAGCAAGAGATTTTGAAGTCGCTCTTCAAGGAATTAAAAGTATGGCTGATGTTGCCGATAAACTTATGGACTTACAGCAAAAAAATAAAAAAATAAGAGAAGAAGATAAATCCAACCCAAAGAATGTTACGAATGCACTTTTTGTTGGTTCTACTGCAGAGTTACAGAAATTACTCAAGAAAGGAATCATAGATTCTAAATAGTTAGAAAGTTTATATGAAAAATTTTAAAGAGTTTATAGATGAAACTAAAGCAATAAAAATAAAATCACATAAAACTGTAGACCAAATAGCAAAGAAACACAGACTTGATGTTTCTTTTATACAAAATCAACTTGAAATGGGAATTCCAATTGAACACGAACATACTCGTGATAAAGTTTTAGCAACTGATATTGCTTTGCAGCATTTGAATGAAATTCCAGATTATTATACTCGTTTGAAAAAAATGGAAGCATCTGCAAAAAAAGAACACAAGAAATTTAAAGATGTAAAAGAAGAGAAAGGAGAAATAAGATATTGTAGTCTTTGTAAAAAAGAAGAATCTCAAGAAGAATGTAAATATGGTCCTGCTATGTGGAATATTAACGCACGAACATTAACACAAAATCAAATTAAGTTTAATACTACTAGAATACATCCTGCAAATGAATCAGTGACTATTGAAGATGCAAATGGTAATACTTTTTTGGAAGTTATTGATTTAATTAAACCAGAAAAAATGAAAGGTGTTAGTGAAGAAACAAAATCTGGTGATTCATCTCTTCACGATTGGTTTTCAAAAAGCAAATCAAGTGATGGAAAGCCAGGATGGGTTCAGTTGGGGGGCAGATACGCAGGGAAACCTTGCGCCAAACAACCAGGACAAAATACTAAACCAAAATGTGGATCATCAAAAATGGCTGCAAATATGTCTGATGATGAAGAAGATGCAGCAGCAAGAAGAAAAAGAAAAGAAGATCCAAATCCAGATAGGTCAGGACAAGCAAAAAATGTTAAGACTGAAGAATTTGTAAACGAGGATGCTTGTAAAGAAAAAGTAAAATCTCGTTATAAGATTTGGCCTTCTGCATATGCATCTGGAGCAGTTGTCAAATGTCGCAAAGTTGGTGCGGCAAACTGGGGAAATAAGACAGAAAAAAATAATGTCTCGGAAAACTATCTGAGGATACAGACTCGCGGAACAACTTATACTATAGTTCTCAATTGGAGAGGTAAATATATTACAACTCAAATGTTCTTTCAACAATTTACTAGACCAACAAAAGTAGAAGTAACAAAAGAAGTTAGAAAAGTTTATCCAAATGCGATTGTATTAGCATTCAATCCATCATTAAAAGACCCAACAAAACCATTATTATTTACAGGACAAACTAATGAACCCAGATAATATTGAACTTGACAATTTAAGTAAAATTTTTGAATATGAAAAAATATCAAGAGAATTGGAATCTTGCACCAATATTGATTTATTAAAAAATATTTGTAGGTGTTATGTGAAACTTTATTTAAAGCAACAAGAAACACTAACCTTACTGGATATGAAAGAATTTGAGGTAAAATAAGTATGAGTAGTGGTGATCAGTATCTAGGAAATCCTTTACTAAAAAAGGCGAATACGCCAATAGAGTTTA